TTGTAGAAACAATCGTTAAGTACATCGTTAAATTCATTAAGTGGGTTTTAAAACATGGTTGTCCAGAAAGTCGATTATTGGCATGGTTAGAAGAAGATCGTGTTCGTGATTGGCTACACATCACTGCTCTATATATAGATCCAACTATATTAAAAGTGCTGAAGAAAAATAAACAAGCCATTGCATGCCTATATCACTATATAAGTGTCGGGGAAAAGATTGAGCTAGAAATAGCAGATGTACGTAACATGAGTAAATTATCAATGATTGTTGGTAAGAGAATCAATGACTTACGTAGAGTGAAGACAGAATTGGTGCCACACATCAATGCACCAATAGCCAAGTTCGATCCATTTGTGCTATATTTGAGCGGAGCAAGTCAGATTGGAAAATCACACCTGTTACAACATTTAGCCACAGCACTAAAACCACACATGCCGAAGCCAACAGAATGTTTTTCAAACAACGAGAGGCCATTCGTAGTTCCTGTTAATAAGTACTGGGATCGCTATGATGGTAACAGCACAATTATATTTGATGACTTCCAACGCATATCAAAATATACAGATATATCAGAATCAGACTGTGCGAGATTGTGTGACATCAAAGGACCAGCAGAAGCTGTGTCAGCGAAAGCTGATATCGAGAGCAAAGGTACACTAATTACATCAACGCTAGTATTGTGTGCCTCGAACAAATTGTACCCATCAATAGATGGAATGCTACCAAATGTTGTGCAGAACAGAAGAGACTCTACGTGGGAAGTGACAGTGAAGCATGAAGGGCTAGTAGGTTGTTCAGTTCATGACAAGAAAATGGTGTTTACATGTACTTCATGTATGGCAATAACCAACAATCGCGAAGTAATTAAGAATTTCCAACATCTTAGTTTTGTGAAGCATGAGAATTGTCAGATAGTTGGAGGAAATAGAACTGGCATCACGGGAAGTATGGGTTATCAAGAATTCTTTACTCATATATCAGAAGAAATGGAATTGTATTACACCACAGAAGTTGATAACTATAAAGAGAAATTAGCAAGTATCTTAAACTGTGAAGCAAAAGATGTCTTTGAAACATTAACACCAAATCGACCATTCGTTAACATCAATATTGAGATAACAAAGACATTGGAAAGTCAGATTTGTCGTCAGTTGGGTGGGACATCACCCTATATCATCCAACCAGCTATGGGTCTAAAGGACACGTTGTGGAAAGCGCTGGAATATGTAACACCATTGGATTTAATGGCAGATCAAACATCAAAGAAATATGCAGTGCAAGAGGACTTCTTTGTAAATCGAGTTGAATGTAAACATCTTGAACACTTCAATAAAATTAAGAGTGATTTACTTGATGCTATGATGGATGAGTATTCTGCACAAGACCCAGTGTCAAGAGAGGATAAAGAAAAGCTACTTGAGATGATCAGATTCGAGCAAAGAGGTATCTTATTCACTGTGAATGGAGTAACACTAACATCAACGAACAAATGCCACAATTGGTGTACATATCACGAAGGAGGGGATGACCCATTGTTGTATGCAGCAATGATGGATGCCTATATTCAATTGTACCAATCGCTACATGGTAAGAAATATCCAACTTGGTATCCTAGAAAATTGATGCCACGTGACTATAGGCCAGTCCTAGAAGATGCAAGGATAAAACTAAACAAATCCACTTTCATCAGTGATTGCAAGAACTTATTGATATGCTTAGGAGTGATAATTGTACCAATTGCAGCACTTAACATGATACTCTATGCGTTTGAATCAAGAGCAATTAAAACAGTAAAGGCAATTGAAGCGAAGGAGAAGAAGCTATTATACCCGGCTATGAGTACATTTTCTGGTAGGGATAGTGAAGGAGTAACCACAGATGCTGG